TGTGGCCGTCCCGACCCTGCGCGAGCGCGTGGGGCTCGCCCTGAAGGCGCTGCGCGGGGACATCACCGCGCCCGACGCGAGCCGCGCCGTGATCCCGCTGGTGTACCCCAACTTCCCGGCCATCGCCGGAAGCAGCGGGCAGCCGCCCAACGGGCTGGCGAGCGGGACGCCCCAGATGTCGCTGGTCCGCACGGCCAACCCGCAAGAGTACAAGCCGGAAGGCGCCAGCATCCGGGTGGAAGGGTTCAGTAAGCACCCGGTGGTCCATGCCTGTATGCGGGTCATCGCCGACGTGGTGGCGTCCGTGCCGCTCGTCGTGCTGCGCGCCCGGGGCGACTACGAGAGCCGGGTGCCCGAGTCGCACCCGCTCCAGCGCTTGCTCGACTACCCCGGGCCGCGGTTCACCGCCCGGACCATGCGCGCCCGGCTGGCCGTGGACTTCTTGGGCTACGGGAACGCCATGTTGGAGATGGACCGCGGCCCCAACGGGCAGGGCCTGCCGCGGCGGCTGGGGGCGATCAACCCCGAGTCGCTTCAGTCGGTGTGGGTGGATGCGGACGGCGACCCGCGGCGGTACGACTACGCTAACTGGTCGGGGATCATCGTGCAGCGGGACGTGGCCGACATCATCCACGTCCGCGACCTGGAGATGCCCCGCCCCTTCACGCCCGACGCCTTCGGGTTCCCCCGGGGCGCCACGGCGCTGGCGTCCATCGCGGCAGACAACGAGGCGACGAAGTACGTCAGGCAGGTGGTGACCAACGACGGCACCCCCACGTTCGCCGTGCTGCTGGCCGACGAGGCCACGCAGGATGACGCTACCGCCATGCAGGACCGCTACAAGGCCCGCGTGGTCGACCGCGGCAAGCGGGGCACCCCCGCCTTCTTCGGGGCCGTGCGCGACATCAAGCCCCTAGGGTTCACGCTGTCCGACCTGGAGTTCCCCGACCTGCGCCGGGTGTCCCGCGAGGACATCTGCGCGGCCTTCGGGGTGGACCCGCGGATGATCGGGATTGCGTCGGCCACCAGCGATGCGGGGCTGTCGGGCGCGCAGTACGTCGAGGCGCGGGCACGGCTGGTGCAGCACACCATCGAGCCCATGCTGGCGGCGATCGAGGACGAGCTGAACCACTGGCTTGCCCCCGAGTTCGGGGACGTGTGGATCACCTACGACCATGACCTGCTACGCGAGCTGGTCGAGGACGACAGCGCCACCAGCACCCGCGTGCGGGCCGAGTTCCGCGACGGGCTCCGGACGTGGGAGGAGTCGCGGCGTGCGCTGCGGCTGTCGCCGATCCCCGAGCCCACGGACACGATTCTGGTCACCGCCGGGGCCACGCTGACCCCCGCCGCGGTGGCCGTCATCGACCCGCGGGCGGTCATGGCGCAGGCTCCCGCGCAGGACGGTCCGCCCCCGGCATTGCAGGGCGAGACGGACGAGGAGGAGCTGGACGACGAGGACGACGAGGACGACGACGAGCTGGACGACGAGGAAGAGGACCGCGCCGACCCGGCGACGGACTTCCCCGCCAAGGGGGACGACAAGGCCGTCAGCCTGCGCAACAGCCAGTGGGGGCGCTTCCCCGTGGGCGAGGCCGAGACCCTGAAGCGCGAGTATCCCGAGATCTGGCGCAAGGGCGGCAACGTCCGCGGCAACCGGCAGTTCGCCATCTTGGCCCCGCTGGCCAAGCGTGGCGGCGCGCCCAACAGCCCCGCCGAGGAGCGGGCCGTGCGGCTGCGCGAGGCGTGGGCGGCGAGACACCGGGGGAACAAGCGGATTGCGGGCGTGATCGCCCAGGTGAAGTGGCTGGTGGTGGGCGACATCGGGCTGGATGGGATGCGGGCCGTCATCAACGAAGCCAAGGAGGCGCTGGGTGACCGTGCGGCGCAACGTGTTCCGGCAGGTCGTGCCGCCCTATCGGCGCGTGTCGCCGTGGCGGCGGTGGCAGCGGACGATGCGGCACCGGCTCCCGCTGGTGCGCCGGTACGGAATGCCAGCCCCCTGGTAGACGAGCAGGGGCGTCCGTGGTGGGTTCACCACCCCGAGGTGCTGCGCGCCCCGCTCTACCGCGAGGACGGCGAGCCCGACGAGGACCACATCCTGTACCGCTATTGGGTGCGGCAGATGGAGGAGATGGACCGGCAGGAGGCGCCCTTCTATACCACCGCCCGCGCCCGGTTCCGCGAGGACGCGGCGTCCGTGGCGCGGCTGTTCGCCCGGGCGACTCGGGCGGACGACCCCGTGCTGGACGCCATCGAGCGCCAGGTGCGAGAAAACTACGCCCGGGGCGGGGAATACTACGCCGCATGGCGGGCCGCGTATCTGGAGCTGATCGAGCGCATGTACCTCTTCGGCGCGCAGGAGGTCATGGGCGCGGGCTATAGCTTCGGGCTCAAGCCGCCGAGCGTGTTGCAGGCCATCGCCAATCGTGCCGACGAGCTGGCCAAGCTGATCGGCGAAACGACCGCCAAGCAGGTGACCGCGGCGATCCGCAGCGCCGAGCTGGCCGAGCTGAGCGTGGCCGAGACGGCGCGGCTGATTCAGGCCAGCGTCTACGGCGAGCAGATGACCGACGTGCGGGCCACGCGGATCGCCAAGACCGAGGTGGCGGGCGCGCAGTCGCAGGGCTCGTGGGACCAAGCCAAGGCCGAAGGCGACCTGTTTCGGGCGAAGCAATGGTTGGCGTTCGAGGATCGCAAGACTCGGCCCGCGCACCGAGATGACGCGCTGCTGCCGGGGCCGATCGGAATCGACGACCGCTTCCCTAACACCGGGCTGCTCTACCCGCTCGACCCGTCCACAAACGACCCGGCTAACACAATTAACTGCCGCTGCACTTTGGTTTACTACACCGAGACCCCCGAGGAGGCGCAGGGCGTCCTATGACCATCGACACCGTGACGCTGTACCGCCGCGAGGTGGCGCTCGAAGCCCGCCAGGAAGGGCTGCCCGAAGGGATCGCGGGGCGCATTACCGGCGTGGCGCTGACCTACGAGCAGGTGGACACCTACGGCACGGTGTTCGCCCGGGGCTGCGCCAAGCGGACCATTGACACCAAGGTCAAGGCGCGGCGCGTCCCCTTCCTGATGGACCACGAGCGCGAGGTGGATGCCCACGTCGGCGTGGTCGCCAGCCTGACGGATACCGGCGACGGGCTGGTCATGGTGGCCGACCTGTTCGACACGGAGGCGGGGCACGCAGCGCGGGACTACGTGAAGGCCGTCATGGCCGCGGGCGCCGTGACCGGGCTGTCGATCGGGTTCGTCCCCAAGCGGACCGAGATGGCCGTGGTGGACGGCAAGACCGTCGAGCGGTTCCTCGAAATCGAGCTCCGCGAGGTCAGCCTGACCCCGATGCCCAGCGTCCCCGGCACCGACGTGCTGGGGGCGCGCAGCGACAAGAGCACCCCGGATGTTCCCGAGCAGCTCCGCGACCCCGTGCGCACGGACCGCGACCTGCTCATGATTGCCGCCCGCACGGCGCTCGACGCTCTGAGCGTCACCGACCGGCAGGCGGTGCTGGATGCCTACGCTTCCCCGTACCTGCACGATGTGGCCCCGGGCACGCGCACGGATTGTTGCGCCCCGCCCACGCCCGCGCCAGCCCGCGAGGACGCCGCGGTCACGATGGCCGACCGGCTCGCTGCCGTGCGGCAGACCTATTCCGTATAGACCCGAGGAGACGATGCAGAACACGCTGGTGACCAAGAACCGCGCCGCGAACGAGCTGCGCGCCCAGGCGCAGAAGCTGCGCGCCGAGCTGATGGACCCCGCGCTCACGCTGAGTGCGGACGAGGTGAAGGCGCGCACGGACGGGATCGTGGCGCTGGAGATGCGGGCGCAGGCCGCGGCGGAGTTCACGCCCGACGCCGAGATCGACCGGCAGGGCGGGAACGAGGGGCTCACCCGGGTGGACGTGGGCGGGGAGGCCGAGCGCACCGAGTTCCGCGGGATGCAGGACGCCATGCAGGACGTGCGCAAGGTGCTCGTGGGGCACTTCCGCACGCTGGGCAGCTACATCCGCGCCGCGAGCAAGGGGACGAAGGACGCCCGCGAGCTGGAGGGGCTGCGCAAGGTGGCCGAGATGACCCGCACGATCACCGGCTCCACGTCGGGCGGCGAGTACCTGCTGCCCCTGACGCAGGTGCCCGAGATCTTCTCGGTCAGCAACGCCCAGCCGGGCATCTTCCAGTACGCCCGCCGGTACAACGTCCCCGGTCGGTCGCTGCGCATCCCGTACCTGATCCAGGACGAGGGCACGACCACGCTGAACCGCCCGATGGCGGGCAAGATCGCCAACGTCACCATCGTGGGCGAGGGCAGCACCAAGCCGGAGCGCGAGCCGGTGTTCGGCCAGCGGCTGCTGGAGATCTACAAGTACGCCGCCATCACCGAGTTCGGCGACGAAATCCTCGGTGACGACTTCACGGGCGAGCTGCCCAGCGAGGTCACGACCGCGGTCGGCGGGCAGATCATCAACAAGCTGAACGAAGACCTGACCATCGACGGCACGGGCTCGTCCCAGCCGCTCGGTGCGCTCAACAGCAACAACGGCGCGCTCATCGCGGTGAACCGCGCCAGTGCCGGGACGTTCACGGCGGCGGACGCCTTCGCCATGTACGAGCGGCACACGGTCGGCCCCAACTCGGTGTGGATGATCTCGCGCCGGGTGCTGTCGAAGCTGTTCGCGCTCCAGACCACGAACAACACGATGGTCACCTGGATCAGCAACCTGCGGGACCGTCCGCAGATGCTGCTCCTCGGGCTGCCGGTGATCGTGACCGACATCCTGCCGACCATCGGCACCCGCGGGGACGTGGCGCTGGTCAACGGCGACTTCTACGCCATGGGGCTGCGGCAGGCCTTGACGGTGGAGTCGTCCATCCACGTCAAGTTCGTGCAGGACATCACCACGTACCGCTTCCTGGCGCGTGGTGGCGGCATCCCGATCCCCACGTCCACCTACGCCTACAAGACGTCGGCGGGCGTGAAGGTCGATCCGCATTCGCCGTTCGTCGTGCTGGATGTCGTCGCCAGCTCGTAAGGCAGTCAGCAGGAAGGCCAAGGCCACCGGGGCGCTCCCCCCGGTGGCCGAGGCCGTTGTGCCCCCGACGCCCGCGCCCGCCGCGGCCAAGGTCATGGCGATCCAGCCATGCGTCATTGGCGGCGTACGGCGTGCGGCGCGGGAGGTGTTCGAGGTGCCCGCCGACCGGGTGGGCGACCTCGTGCAGTGGGGTCTGGTGCTGTCGCACCCGATGGCGTGGGCCATGGGCGCCAGCCTCAAGGCCGCGTGGGACGAGGCGGCTACGCAGATGCGTCCGGGGCTGGCCGAGAACGCGCTGGTGGTGGATGACGCGACCGTCGCCCAGCTCTGGACGGGATCGGGGCGGCTCTTGTCGCCCCCGGAGGTGCCCGAGCACTACACCGCGGCGGACCCAACCCCGGGCGCGCTGCGCGTGCTTCAGGTGACCGAGTACGATCCGGGTAGCTCGGTCTACCGCTACCATTCCGCGGCCAACACGGCCCCGGGCGTGCTGTCGGCGCTCGTGCGCTACGACTATACCAACCCGCACTGCCACTGGCGGCAGTGGGACGGGGACGCCCACCGGGTAACGGTGGACGTGCTGGCCGCGACGGCTGACGTGATTCATTGCCACATGGACTACCGCGGCCTGTTCCAGCGGATGCGGGTCGCGCCGACCGAGCGGCAGCGGGTGGCGATCACCTACCATGGCAGCCTGCCCCCGGGCGACCAGCGGGTGACGTATCGAGACCGGGACACGGACGAGAAGCTGCGCAGCGTGACGTTCGGGGCGCGGCCCTACCATCACCGGCACGGCGTGGAGCACTGGCTGCCGATCCCGATGCCTGTGAGGAATTACCAGGCGCTGCGGGCCAGCGTGACGCGCTACCCGCTGCCGTGGGAGGGTGGGCGGCTGCGCGTGGCGCACAGCCCGACGCGGCGCGAGATCAAGGGCACCGCGGACTTCTTGGCCGTGATGGCCTATCTCAAGGACTACGGCCTGCCCGTGGAGCCGGTGCTGATCGAGGACATGAGCCACGGCGAGGCGCTGGCGCTCAAGGCCACCTGCCACGTGGTGTTCGATAGCTTCTGGCTCGGGATGCAGGGCTCGGGGCTGGAGGGCGCGGCGATGGGGCTGCCGGTCATCGCGGGCGACCATGCCGCGGTGGACGACCTGGCGAAGCTCGGCATCCCGTGCCCGTGGACGTTCGCGGATACCCGCGAGGAGCTGCGCGAGGCGGTGCGGCGGCTGTGCGTTGACAGTGGCCACTACGCCGCCGAGGCGCGCCGCGTATACGATTACACCGCGGCCCACCACGACTACCCGGTCGTCGGGGCCAAGTACGCCACCATCCTGCGCGAGGCCGTCCGTGGCGCTGCCGACTAGCACCGACCTCAAGACGTACCTGCGGATCGAGACCAACGCGGAGAACGCGCTGTTGGCCGCGCTGGTGGCGCGGGCTCAGGCGATGGTGGAGGGGTGGATCGACTGCCCGATCACCGCCGAGAGCCAGACCGCGGTGGACCGTGCCGAGTCGCTGGACGAGCCGGTCACCAGCTTGATCTTCCCACGCCGCCCGATTGCGTCGGTCAGCATCACGGACAGCGAGGGCGCGACGGTCGACGCCACCACGTATACCGTATACGGCGCGTCTGGCATGATCTATGCCAAGCCGCTGACGAGCTTCTACAACGGCCCGTACACGATCACCGCGAGCTGCGGCCTGTCCCTACGGTCGGACTATGCGCGCATTGAGCCGCTGCTGACCGAGATGATCCTGGACCTTGCCGCTGACCTGTACCAGCGCCGCACCCCGGGCGCGGCCAGCGAGAAGGCGGGCGACACCACGATAAGCTGGGACGCGAGCCGGGAGACGGTGGCGCGGGTGGTCAAGAGCCTGCGTCTGTTCCGGCTGGGGGTGGCTCAGTGACCATGGTGGCGGGGCGGCTGGACCAGCGGGTGAGCCTGTGGGCGCGGGAGGACGC